TGGTTATATTAATAACGAAGGCGAATTTGTAAGTGTATCACTTAACGAAGGTCAACGTGATACATTGTACAGTAACAACATAAACCCAATAACGTTTATTAGTGGTGCTGGACTTGTTAACTTCGGACAAAAAACTCGTGCAAGAGGCGCAAGTGCATTGGATCGTATCAACGTAGCACGTTTGGTTATCTACTTACGTAGTCAGCTAAACACGCTTGCTAAGCCGTATATCTTTGAGCCTAATGATACTATTACACGTAACGAGATTAAACAAGCAGCAGAAAGTCTATTACTTGAATTAGTCGGACAACGTGGTCTTTATGATTACCTAGTTGTTTGTGATGAAACAAATAATACACCAAGCAGAATTGATAGAAATGAACTATACTTAGATATAGCTATTGAGCCTGTGAAAGCAGTTGAATTTATTTACATTCCACTACGCTTGAAAAACACTGGTGAGATATCAGGACTTTAAACGATAAATACTATTAGAACAGGAGCAGACTAAATGGCTATATCAACATTATCAAAAATTACAGTTCCACTAGCTAGCGGAGATTCCGCTAGCAATCAGGGACTTTTGATGCCAAAACTCCAATATCGCTTTAGAGTGAGCTTGGAAAACTTTGGTGTATCAACACCGACTACAGAACTTACAAAACAAGTTATTGACGTAACTCGTCCAAACGTAAGTTTTGAACAAATGACATTAGACGTATATAACTCAAGAGTTTACCTAGCTGGTAAGCATACTTGGGAGCCGATCGTACTTAACCTACGTGAAGATGTAAACAACAATGTGCAAAAACTTGTAGGCGAACAGTTGCAGAAACAGTTCGACTTCTATGAGCAGTCAAGTGCAGCATCAGGACAAGATTATAAATTCGTTACACGCATTGAAATCTTAGATGGCGGCAACGGCGCAAACGTACCAAACGTACTTGAGACATTTGAACTATATGGTTGTTATGTAGAAAGTGCAAACTATAATAGTTTAGCATATTCTAACTCAACTGATCCAGTTAGTGTAACACTAAATATTCGTTACGATAACGCACTACAGTCACCACAAGGTACTGGAGTTGGTACAGCAGTTGGACGTACAGTTAACACAGCAGTAACAGGTGGCGGCGTTTAAAACCACTATCATTTAGTCTAATTATTAAAAGGAGCTTCGGCTCCTTTTATCTTTATATTAGCACTTATTTCTAAAGGATAAATATTTGTATGGCAAATAAGTTCAACGGTTTATTAGATTCGATATCCAACGGTATACTAAGTCCAAAAGGTAATATGGCTGATTGGCAACATGCCGCACGACTATATACTGATAGAGATATGGCGTTGGCGCCTAAATCAAAATTCCTTTATCACGTACAATTTGAAGTAAGTCCACAAGCACAAGATATTATCCCACAACTTTTTACAGGCTCAACATTAAACGAGCTTGGTATGTTAGTAAAACGAGCCGACTTACCTAAGTACACAGCTAACGTCGAAACAAAGAAAAAATATAATAGAGTTAAAAACGTACAAACATCAATTACATACTCGCCAATAAGTATAGACTTACATGACGATAATGAAGGCATTACTACAGCATTATTACAAGCATATTATAGATATTATTTTGCAGATGGAAATCAACAGAAAGATGCCGGTGCAGCATATGGAGTTGTTCCACATAGTACTTACGAAGGACAAACTCGTAACAGATATAAATTTGGTATGGATGTTAACAATCCGGGGGTGCCATTTTTTAAGAGTATTAAAATAAGCACGTTATCTAGAGGAGAGTATACAACTTATACTCTTGTTAATCCTATTTTAACTGGCTGGAGTCATGACAACGTTGATAACAGTGACGGTGCTGGTACATTAGCTAATTCTATTGAAGTAGCATACGAAGCAGTATTTTATAATCAAGGAAGTATTACGACAGGTTCTCAAGGTGAGCCTGCAGGATTTGGACAAGATCATTATGATAACATGCCTAGTCCTATATCTTTAGAAGGTGGCGGAAAATTAGGCTTAGGCGGAACTATAGGCAGCGCACTAAATTTATATGAATTTATTGCAAGTGGCGAAGCATATAATAATCCATTACTTACAGTACTACAAGGTGCGCAATTAATTGGTAATGTACGCAACCTAAGTAAAGACGGTATTCGTCAAGAAGGATTTAATCTTCTAACAGGAGCATTAGGTCGAGCAACTGGTATTAACGTTAGTGGAATAGCACAAACATTTTTCCCTAAGAGTAGTGGCAACGGCGGCAGTAAGGATCTACTAATTGCAGCAGCTGGCGTAGGCATTGTATCAGCTTTAACTAGTTCTAAAAATGCTCTTCGAAACAACCCAGCTGCATTAGACAGTGCAAGACAAAGACAATCAATTAAAAATTTCCAAGCTAGAAGCGGAGGCAGCGTATCTGAAGGTAAAGCAGCATACGAAGCAAGTAGAAGTAATCCATCTGCAATGGCTGCATTAGAAAAACAATTAGGTGTATAAATGAACAACAGTAGTTTACCAGTAGCAACACAATCAAATGATCAGCGTGTAACTTCTTTCTTTGACAAGTATTTTACTCAAAAATTAGAATTTGCATCTAATGACGTCGACGCTGTTATAGGTTTTTTTAGAAAGCGTGGATTTGATGAATCCGCAGCTATTAGCACAGGATCTATTCTTTTGCAACAAGCTAAAATAGACGACATTAAAATATTTACATTATTAGATACACTTAAAGGGTTTGATGAAGCAAAGCTAAGTGCAGTAGTAGCAGAAGTATTAAATTATAATAGATTGAATACTAGTGTACTTGGATTCAAAAATACAACAGCCACAAACACTTTGGAAAAACGAAATATAGCGGTGTAAAATGTCTAGGTACGCACAGGGAAAATTTAACCCTAAGAATCCAGAAAAATATATAGGCGGCAAAGTACCAACATATCGTTCAGGTTGGGAATTTCAGTTTATGAAATTCTGTGATGAAAATCCAAATGTTACAAATTGGGCAAGTGAAGCAATACGCATACCTTATCGTAATCCGCTAACTGGAAAACATACTATGTATGTTCCGGACTTTTTTATTGCATATGCAGATAAAACTGGAAAACAATATGTCGAACTTATAGAAGTAAAGCCTTATAATCAAACTAGCTTAAAAGAAGCTGGCCGTAGTAAACATAATCAATTACATGCAGTAGTTAATCAAGCTAAGTTTGAAGCTGCTAATGCATACTGTAAACAAAACGGTATTAAATTTCGCATCGTAACTGAAAGAGATATTTTTCATAGCGGGGGCCGCTAACGTACTAAATAAGTATGTATATTAAGGACACCGTCTACATGACAAAAAAACTTGAAGAATTATTAAATTTACCAGACTCTAAAGAAATAGTCGACGATGCAAAGGTAGAAGAAAAGAAAACAAAAGCAGAAAGTGTTGCATTAGAACAACACGAGACTATACGTGATATTGCTGAGTTTGACAAGATTACTGCTGCACTTCCTAGTGTAAAAGGATTAGGCGAAAAGGCAGATAGTGAACTTAATGATATAGCAGCCAAAGCATTACAAAGTTATGAAGACTTGATGGATCTTGGTATGAACGTAGAATCACGTTATGCTAGCAGAGTGTTTGAAGTAGCAGGCGGTATGCTTAAAACTAGCTTAGATGCTAAAACAGCCAAATTAGATAAAAAATTAAAAATGATCGAATTGCAACTTAAGAAACAAGCAATTGATCAAAAAGCTAATCCAAGTTCAGATGGTGACGTTGTAAACGGAGACGGTTATGTTGTAACAGACCGTAACAGTTTACTCGAAAAACTTAAAAACATGGATAAATAACTTATAATAGGGAACCCATGTCATGAAATCATTTAACGAGTTTTTAACTGAGTCAGAAAAGACTTACAATTTCAAGATCCGAATAGCTGGTGTAGTGCCAGAAGGATTCGTTGATCAAATGAAAACTAATTTAGCAAAGTACGAAGTATTAAAACTTAGTGCAGGCAAAACAACGCCAATTACAGAAAAGCCATTAGACTTTCCGCAGTTACAAAATATGGAAGTTACACACTACGAAGCAGAATTAAAATATCCTGTAACAAGTCATGTACTTGAGCATTACTTAGTTCACAACTGTAGTATCGATCATAGTCATATTGTTGTTAGAGGCGAACATGATCCTATTGACATGCAACAAGAAAAAACTGACGATAAGCCATACGAATCAATTCTTAACACCGAAGACTTGGGCGGTGAAAGTGCGCAAGAGCAAGTTGGCGATAGTCATATAATGAGTTTATTAAAAGAATTAGAAACAGCTCGTAAGGAACGTGACTTTGATCCTATGAAAGCTGCTCCTAAAGGAAAAGTAAATGAGTGATATTAGAAAACTAATGAACGCGACCAAAGGCTATAGTGAAGTATCACAAGAAGTTCAAGAAGGCTGGCTCAAAGATACGTTTGATAAGATAGTAGATACATTAGGATTAGGTGAGGCTGACAAAGATAGAGTCATAGATGCTGCTGAAACTAAAACAACTGAAATAGATAAAATTGAAGCTGAGGCTCAAGCAAAGTTAGATAGTGCAGCAAATGACAAATATCAAAATGATAAAATAGATAATATAGCAAATGCATCTGATGCAGAAGCAAAAGCTAAAGCAGACAAAGCCGCTGCAACCACAAAAGGAACTAACAGTCCGTCAGACGCTGAACTTGATGCGGCAGGAGTTACAGCAGATGGTAATAACAGACCATCAGACGCTGAACTTGATGCGTTGAAGCCAGAAAATGCTCCAAAAATTACAGCCGAAATTCAAGCAGAATTACAAGCTCGTGGATTAGATAAAGGAATAATAGGCGAACTGTTATCACCGGAAGATATTGCTGCATTAAAGAAACCAGTACCGCCAGCAACAGGAACAGATGACGCAGATGATGCGGCTATTGCCACAGAACCAAATACAACTTTTGATTCTATTAACGATGCACAAAACGCAGATAATTTAAAAGCCGGCGACATAATTACTATTGATGGTAAAGAGGCCGAAGTTGGTGAGACTGACGATGGTCAACAATTTTTTGTACATCCAGGCAGCGACATACCGATAGACAAACCAAAACCACCAGCACCACAAGGTGAACTTTCTGCAACAGATACAGCACAAACTGGAGTACCACCAGAACCAGAAGCACAACAATCAGCAGGGCCAGATGATGGAACTAGAGCTAATCAAGAACCAAACCGCGAACCAGCAGCACCTAGCAACGGTTCATTACTAGGACGTAAATTAGATCTTACAACACCCAATTTAATGAAAGCATATAATGATGGCGGCAAAAAAGCAATGCCTGCAATTAGAAATATGCAAACTGCACTATCACGTTTAGGGTTTGACCCAAATGGTATTGATGGTAAGTACGGCAATGGTACATTCAAAGCTGTACAGGCATTTCAAAAAGCAAACGGATTAGCAGTAGATGGTCAATCAGGACCAGAAACAATGAAGTCAATGAAGGCTAGCTTAGATGGAAACTTTGAGAAGAACAAAGTTACACCTGCTGACACTGCTGACAAAGCAGCAGCAGATACATCAGCTGACGATCCGATGACAGCAGCTAATCAACAAAAAGATATTGACACAGCACAACCAAATGCAGACTTAGATCGTTACATTGAATTATTAAATAAACTTGAAGGCACTGGCGCAGACGAAGTAAAGCCTGAAACAGTTACATCAAGTTATGATTTTGGCAAGTTAATAGCACTAGTTGAATCTAAACTTTTAAACGAACAACTTACGCAAGCCGAAATGGAAGAATTAAAAGCATTGCATAATAAAGTGCAAGGACATGTTGGTACTGACACAGAACTAGATACAAAAATTACAACGGCATTGAACAGATATTTAAAATTAGTAAAAGAACCAGCAGATAAAGCAGATGCACAAAATAAAGCAAGTGATGCACAACTAATTGCTAAAGGACAAGCTGCAAAAGCAGATGCACAAAATAAAGCAAGTGATGCACAGCTAATTGCTAAAGGACAAGCTGCAAAAGCACAATCTGCAGAACCAAAAGTAAGTAAAGAATTATACGTACAAATGGCACCTAATCGTAATGCATCTCTAGGAAACTTTAATGTAAGTAAAATGAAAGCAAAGTATCCTAAGCCGTATGTAGATATACCTAACAAAGATGGTACTATTACTCGCGGTTACGGTCCATTAAAGAATTTAGAAGACTTTGTTGCAAATAAAGGTAAAAAATTTAAAGCAAAAATAATCGGTAAACCAGCACAACAAGCAGGCGTACCAAACGCAGAACTCGACGGAGCACAACGTGGCGTACAAACAGCAAGTAAGGATAATAATATGAAAAAAGCAATAGAAGAATCAGCATCTATGAATGTTTCAATGACAGCAGACAATGCAAGTGAAGTTGCAGACTTAATGGCGCTGTTAAAAAATGCAGGGATGCCAGACGCTTCACCAGTGTCAGACATGCCAATGTCACCAAGTAAGGGGCTACCTGCTCCGCATGATCATGAACACGGTGGACACGATGATATGAAATCAATGATAGCATTAATGGGTGATGATGATGCACCGTGCGGCGAAGATTGTGGTTGCGATTCATGTGCAACTGATGAGGATTCGTCTAGTGAAGAGTATGATGCAATTGTTGACGAATGGGATAACAGTCCAGAAGAAGAATACAAAGATCATAACTATATGACTAAAGACCTAAGTGGCGGATTAAACCGTGAAAAGAAAGCATACGCAAAAGCACAAGACGGCGACAATGCAATGGCAGTTGAAGCTATTAAATCAAACTTGCGTAAAGCACTTGAAGAAGCGCTCGCTAACAAATAAGACTCACTAAGAAGTTGAGACTCAATAGCACCTTCGGGTGCTATTTTTTTGGTTAAATAGTATTATGGCAGCATCATTAGACGGCGTATTAATTAAAAAAGCAAACCGAAAAGAAACATTTTCGGAGGCACACATTGACGACTTATTAAAATGTATGGATCCTGATGAAGGATACTTATACTTTGCACAACAGTTTGCATTTATTCAGCATCCTGTAAAAGGCAAGTTATTATTTGCACCATTTGAATATCAATTGCGATTAATGCATTCATACCACAACTATCGATTTAATGTAAACATGATGCCAAGGCAAACAGGTAAAACTACTTGTGCAGCAATATACCTAGCATGGTATGCAATGTTTGTACCTGATCAAACTATACTAATTGCAGCACACAAGTATACAGGCGCACAAGAAATTATGCAACGTATACGCTATGTTTACGAAATGTGTCCAGACCATATTAGAGCAGGTGTTACAAACTATAACAAAGGTAGTATTGAATTTGAAAATGGGTCACGTATTGTTAGTGCTACTACAACAGGTAATACAGGACGTGGTATGAGTATATCATTACTATACTGTGACGAGTTTGCATTTGTACAACCTAATGTTGCAACTGATTTTTGGACATCAATATCTCCTACACTAGCTACAGGTGGTCGTGCTATTATTACTAGTACACCTAATAGTGATGAAGATACATTTGCTACTATTTGGAAACAAGCAGAAGACAAGTTTGATGAACATGGCAATGAACAAGAACTAGGCGCAAACGGATTTCATAGTTTTAGAAGCTATTGGAATGAACATCCAGATAGAGATGACGCTTGGAAGGCCGAAGAACTTGGACGCATTGGTGAAGAAAGATTCCGTCGTGAATACGATTGTGAATTTTTAGTATTTGACGAAACACTTATAAGTTCAATTAAACTTGGCGAAATGACGGGCTCAACACCTTTAGTTAATATGGGCCAAACACGTTGGTACAAGAAACCCACAGCAGAATTTACATACGCAATTGCCCTTGATCCTAGTATGGGTACTGGAGGAGACAACGCTGCAATACAAGTATTTGAATTACCTAGCTATGAACAAGTTGCTGAATGGAAACACAATACAACTGCTATTCCCGGGCAAATAAGAGTGCTAGCAGATATCTGTAATTATCTTGTTACGGAAACTGGGAACCAAAACGGAATTTATTGGAGTGTTGAAAACAATGGTATCGGCGAAGCAGCACTAATCGTTATAAACGACTTCGGTGAAGAGAACATTCCAGGTCTATTTGTGAGCGAACCAATTAGAAAAGGACACGTCAGAAAGTTCCGTAAAGGATTTAATACTACACATGGTACTAAGATTACAGCGTGTAGTAGACTTAAAACAATGCTAGAAAATGATAAAATGATTATACACAGTAAGCCATTTTTATCAGAGCTTAAAAATTATGTTGCAACTGGTAGTAGCTATCAAGCAAAGAGTGGACAAACTGATGACTTGGTAAGTTCTACATTACTTGCAATAAGAATGATGGCCGTACTTAAAGATTGGGATCCCAGAATATATAACACATTTACCCAAGCAGAAAATATAGAAGATTACGAAGCGCCTATGCCGATCTTCATTAGCTCAAACTATTGATAAAGATAAATACATTACAATGAAAAATTTAAATCTAATAGCAGAAGAACTTTTTAATAAAATACGTGGACGTTTTCCAAGTGTTACTTTAGGTGACGCCGAAGGTAAAGTTACTAACATTCCTACAGATGCAAGATTCTTTGATTTTGATTATAAAGAAGGCGCAACGAACTTAGGCAAAGTAAGTGTAAGTTTAACAGACTCTAGTGTTGAAATTATGTATAGTGATAACTTTGTTTCTGAACAAGATGAATTAACAAAGGAAAATTGGTACAACTTCTTAAAAGAAATAAGACAGTTCAGCAAAAAAAGATTAATGACGTTTGATACAAGAAATATAAACAAGTCAAATCTTGACAAAAGAGATTATAAGTTTTTAGCACAGAATCGCGGAGAAGAAACAATGAGTGAATCAAAAATGTACGGTACAAGCCGTGTAAGCTATCAAAAAGTAGACGGCGCAAGATTAGTAGTTAAACACACCGAAAGTGTTAACCAAGAACTTGCAGGTGGACGCACACGTAGCATTGGTAAGATATATATTGAAAGTGCAGACGGCGAACGTTTTATGTATCCGTTCAAACACCTAAGTGGTGCAAGAGCAATGGCACGTCACGTAGCAGAAGGCGGCAAACCTTTTGATGAATTTGGTACACATATTGTAGGCCTAAGTGAAGAGATGAATAAACTCCGCAAGTTTAAATCTTACATGGGCCGTAGTGCTGTAATGGCAGAAAGTTTAGCTGGATATAGTGATGCTGTTAATGATCGTATTAAGTTAGTTAAACGTACTATTGAATCATTACAAAAACCAAAGTTTTACGCAGAAACGTTTAAAGCATTTGCTCCAGCAGTAATGGAAGATGTTCCTGCAGACGTTAAAGAAAATTGGATTGACCAATTAACAATTAAACAATTTAATGAAGAATTATCAGATGTATTTCCATATATCTATAAGCTAGTTAGTGAAGCAACAAAAGCAACACAACTATCAGCTGAAGACTTATTAGGTGAAAACGATGATACAGACGATGCAGTTGCAGCAGCACTTGGAATGGGCACTCGTCCAAAAGCTCGTCCAGATGATTTAGGCGATACACGCCCAGCAGAATCATACGTTGTTAAACCAGGCGACACTATTTGGTCAATTGCTGATAGATTTTCTGATAGTAATTATATGGGCGACACTAAAGAAGGCGCAAAGGATATTCTAGAACTAAACGGTATTACTGATCCAAAATCACTACAGCCAGGGCAGAAATTAGAAATCGGTTACTTTATGGGAACAGGTCCAAGTGGCGGGTCACGTGGTATGCCACCAGGTGGATTTAAAAATTATGAATCACAACTAGAAGATAGTTTTGAAGAAATGATGGGTCAGTTCGCAGAAGATAGCAAACGTTGGAAGCAAACTTCAATGGATCCAAAAGACGCAATAGCAAAGTTTGGCAAAGACAATGTAAAAGTTAAAAAAGGCGGACTTAACAACGGCGACGACATGATCGAAATCTTTGTCGAAGACAATACTGATGAATCAATCGAGTCAAAATTAAAAGAGGGTGCAGAAGAACAAAAGATTCCAATTAGTGAATTTATTCTTAGCTTGTTTGATCGCGAGACAGGAAAGTTCCCAAAAGGTGAAACAGCAGTACTAACAGCAATTGAAAAAGATTACGGTGAGCAATATATTAATCCTGGCAAAGCATTTATTGAAGCAATTACTGCTAAGTTTGAACAATTTAAAGATCCTGATTTTGAACAAATTGAACCACAAATGGAAGCAGTATCGGATCAAGAAGCAATCGAATCTTGGTATGATGAAGTAGTTAGTGCAATCACTAGTCGAAACATAACATTTCCAATAGCAGAACCAAAAATTCAAAAAGTTGCAGATGTTGTTGCAGATGATTGGGGCGATAAAGGACCTTCCGAGGATGTAGTTTTATCTATTATTAATGGCGAAAACGATCAAACAACTCAAGATAGCGGCGAAGAGATTTTCTTAGACTTCAGCAAAGAGTTAACAGACGTTGAACGTACAGACGATACTGAAGAATTTACTGCAAAACTTAGCGGATTAGGTTTTAGAGCTGGGTCAGAAGAAGAAATTGATCTTGAAGGCATACCTGTTAATGTTACAATAAACGCAACTGGCTATGTACAAGAAGGTGAATTTGAAATTGTTAGTGTTACTGGCGACGATGGTACACAATATGTACTAGACGAAACTGACACTTGGGATATTTATAACTTGACCGAGTTGTTCAGTAACGCACTAGCAACTGAAGATACAAACATGTACGCATCACAAAATAATACTGTAATGGAACCAACGATACAACAAGACGAAGAACTAGGCGATATACGTAGATTAGCAGGCATATAAAATAATTTAAAGAATTCGGTAGATTTCACTTGACATCTACCTTATAATGTTGTACAATATATACTGTACTGTATGACAACAGGCAACTTGTAGCATTACGCTACAGCACATAGGCATTTATAGGAGGCATTAAACTATGGCATCATTAGCAGAAATCCGAGCGAAGCTCAAAGAACAAGAAGCAAACTCAGGAGGCAACCGCAACAGCGGCGGCGACAACGCAATTTACCCATTTTGGAATATTAAAGAAGGCGAATCGGCAACGATGCGGTTCTTACCAGATGGTAATGCAGATAACACATTCTTTTGGAAAGAGCGTTTAGTAATTAAACTTCCATTCGCAGGTGTTAAAGGCGAAACAGACTCACGTCCAGTACAAGTACAAATTCCGTGTATGGAAATGTATGGCGAAAGCTGTGCTATTCTAAACGAGGTACGTGGTTGGTTTAAAGACGCAAGTCTAGAAGACATGGGTCGTAAGTATTGGAAGAAACGTTCATACATTTTCCAAGGCTTTGTAACAGACAACCCACTTGTAGAAGATTCACCAGAGAATCCAATTAGACGTTTTATTATTGGCCCTCAAATCTTTCAAATCATTAAGGCAGCACTAATGGATCCAGACATGGAAGAATTACCAACAGATTATACTGCTGGTGTAGACTTCCGTCTAAATAAAACATCCAAAGGTGGATATGCTGACTATGGTACATCAACTTGGGCACGTAGAGAACGTCCGTTAGGTGATGCAGAAATGAACGCTATTAACACACACGGACTACACAACTTTGACGATTTTCTTCCTAAGAAGCCAGATGAAGTTGCGCAGAAAGTAATGAAAGAAATGTTCGAAGCGTCAGTAGACGGTGAAGCATACGATGCAGATCGTTGGTCACAGTACTTCCGTCCAAGTGGTATGCAAGCACGTACAGGAGATCCGATGAAGGCAGCAAGCCCGGCGGCAACTGCTGTAAGTCAAAGTGCTCCAGCACCAACTCCGACACCAACTCCAGTAGCAGCACCAGTAGCTGAAGCGGCACCTGCACCAGAAGCAGTACCGGCAGCGACAGCAGCACCTGCAGAAGGTGGACAAGCGAATGACATTCTAGCAATGATTCGTTCACGTCAACAAGGTTAATAAACTGATCAGTAAGGGGTTACGGCCCCTTACTTCTTTATAGCTTTTTAGGAGAAAACATGGCTAAATCATTTGATGTTAGTAAGTTCCGTAAGGACTTGACTAAAAGTATCTCAGGCATGAGTACTGGATTTAACGATCCTACTGATTGGATTTCAACAGGATCATATGCACTAAACTATCTTATCTCAGGAGACTTTCACAAAGGTGTTCCGCTAGGTAAGGTTACT